ATCACAACACTTTTTATATCTTGGAAGAGACGCTTTGAATCTCTCAACATAGTCACGAAGCAATGGCTCACTCAACTTCGCATTTCTTGTTAAACATAAATCAGCATTAGCTTGAACAAACAATAACACAACCCTATGTAACGCCGTTTTTGCATCCGTAATCAGCGTCAAAAGTGTAGTAATTTTCGAATTGCATGCATCTAACACGATAATCTCTTTCGGTGGTACTTGTTCAATTGCCTCTTTACATTTTTCTAGAGCCAACGACCAACAACCAATATTATATTCTCGTTGAGTCTGTTCGTCGAGAGCAGTCAAATTCTCCGGTACCCAGTCAGATGGTCTTATGATATGCCATTTATAATTCTTATGTTTAGCTAAAATATCTATAGTCTTCGATTTACCCGAACCGGGCATCCCGCAAGTTATAATCAGAATAATGCCACCTCCCGCTATTCTATTCCGCTCTTTATGATGAGTATGGTATTCCCACATAAAGAGGTACTGATTGTCCGTTAACTTCCATAAATCGCGATTTGCTTGGCTTAATAATAACGCCGCTATTGTAGTTTCCTGCTCCGTTCTTTATCTGTTCCAACAACTGCTCTGACATGATATCTATTTTTAATACTTGTTGTGTGTCGAAAGTCTTACCAAACACATCTCTGACCATGCCCGGCCCGAGAAACTTATTCAAGCTCAACCTGATATCGACCAACACAGGTGCACCAGTATCAAGTGCGAAATAATAGATAGCTTGCTTAACACCAGCGGCATGTGATATTGCTATAAGATGCTTCGCTTGGTGTTGTAAAAAATCGACAGCGACAAGCGACATCGAATCTTTTGTGTTAGATAAGTCGATGGTTTGTCCATTCCAATCACCCATTGACACAGCAACATTACCTTCATTGCGTGATATTAAGCAACTAATACCGACGTTTTGGTAATATTTAATGACATAACACAGCATGTCAGATACGAAGCTTGTATCTGATAATGGCTCTGGATGCGGTAGCATCGCCGGAATAATTCTAGATATACCAGATTGTACTGCCATCGACAGTCTGCTGAATGTACCAGCGTCCTCGTTTGTTGTTTCTAATATCATTGAGATCGAACACAAAAGCATTCTTTTGCATCTCACTCTCTGTCATCGTAAATAATAGACGCGGCGTACCTTCGAATAATATCGATATTTTACCGTTCTTCGCATCATAATTATTAACGACACCAAACCAAACTCTGAACCACCCAGCCCAGACAACGAAATCACCGTATCGTGGTGCCCACGTCGATAACGCTCTATAGGTTGCTAATGGTGGTAGTGCTACTTCTCTCATTTTGTTTCAGTCTTGAATCGGGTCAGTCGATGACTATAAATATCATAACGATAGGTGAAACCGTCAGCTAAATCCCATTGAATAAAATAACTACTACGATATCCGCCGAGAGTCCTGCTTATAATCGGATCTACTGATGAGAAATTATTCTCGGCGATAACTGGTGGTGATTTCATCTCCTTGCCGTCTACAGCCACTACCGCCCTCTTATCACGCACCGCTTGAGCAGTCTCCTCACGCTGCTTGATGATATTTAAACCTTCAATTAAAATATCTCGTGCAGAATTTGTCTTCGTCTTAGCTGATACGTGATATGTCTGACTGCGATTGTTAGCGTCAGTACCAATCATATTAGTAGCTAGAGTGACGTCATCCGTTTTGATATTAAGGCGAGAGTTTGGTTCTAATTGTGCTAAAACACGTTTTATATCAGAGGCCGTTCGGACAACCGGTGATTCAAACCGTTGGCGGCTCAACTCCGATTGAGTCCTCCTGGCCAACTCCCTCTCCAAATTCTCCATTAGTTCCTCCAACGTTATCTATCTCAGAATCAACCAGACGTAGATTGACGTCAACCGCAGCGACACGACCGTTGTGTAACAATCTAAATACGGCATGGTAGAGGTTGGCAAATCCCCAAAGAGCTATCGTTTTTACTATGATGTTGTCGCCAGCGTCGAAGGATATATACTTGCCTGGCAAGAAGATAGAAAAGAATGATGATGTCCAAAAACTTGTGCACCATCCACACGACACGAGATCAGAAGCCCATCTCCCAACCATTTTTGTCAAGCTATATATTCTCCCCTTATAAATCATATTATCGTCCGACATCCAGATGTCATCGGGATTATTCTTACGATATAATTGGATCAGAGCAAGCTTCGCCAGAGCTTGCCGCAGTGGTGAAAAGAATACTGAAACTGTTATTGCTTCAGCTGCACGTTCTGCAGCAATGCCACAGATTAACCAAGCACCAATAATTGCTATTATTTCTGTCATATAAATGTTCGATTGCAACGTGAACATCGCTTACGATTGCGAACGCCACTACCTGATAATATTGGTGATAAAGTCGACCCACATAGCGGGCATGTCTTCAAATCTCTCAACTGTTGCTTCACTTTAATTGCTTGGCTTGGTGTCGCAACCACAATCCTCGCAGTTGATGCCGGACGCATCCTTGGAGTCGAAGTCGGCGCAGGAGCAGGTTTTGCTCTTGGCTGTGTTCCGACTGCTCTCTTTTGCATCACCCTCGCCGCAGATCCGCCACCACATGCACCACATCCCATTATTGTCTTGCCTTTCTTACGCCAATGCGTTGAATGTGTGCTTGTTGATGTGTTTGTGGTATTGACCTCGGGGTATTTGTTGGTAGTTTTATAATTGCAGGTTTGCTTGTCCTTGCAACTCTAACCGGCTTTCGGTTGCCACATCCACCACATGCCATGATTCACCAAAGAAGAAAGAATCGGGATTAACGTTAGCGGCGAAATCATTCCAGGAGCAAATGAAGCATGGTGCCAATTGCAGCGGAATGATCACCCTGTTCTTCCTATTTTTGGTGTGGCTTATATTAAATGAAATTGGCCCACAATGAGCGTAGTAATCGAAAAAGAGGTGTGGGAACCACGGTTTAGTACTACCCTTGCTTATATCATCCTTAAAACGCAGATATTCCATAGCCGCCCAGTCAAACGCAACCCAATCCAAATTGGGGTTGGGTTTGAAAAACACCATCGGTTTGATATCTAGACCTAGAGCCTTAGAGGCTAAGTTAGCATCATAGGTGGACTGATGGTACCACTCTGAAAACTTGCAGGTAGAACATCCGCTAATAATAGATGTAAGACTAAATCCTTTACCCTTCTTCGCTTCAAGATTGAAGCGGCATCGATTTTTGGTATCGGCTGGCACCACATCACCAGTTAGATCACGTAAAACTGTATCAGATTCTCTACCCTCAACCCTACGTCTTCGAAATTCTCTACCAGACCATTCGGTTAACAGCTTTGCTACTCGGCGTTCATGGCATTTCGCCGTAGCCACATTAGACTTTCCCACCTGGCTTGCTGTTCTGGCCATCACTTACCTCTGGCTGAGCGACAAGCTGCTTAAATCTGGCAGCTAATCCATTATATTCAGTGACAAAGCCACCGACTTTGTATTTACGAGCCAGATCGAATAATTCACTCTTGCTGAAAGTAGGTTCTGTGTCAAGCACACGCTGAACATATAATTGATTCTTCAATAGGTCAGGGCACAGCGATAAATCTATAAGCAACATATTTCTAACAAATAATTGTATTCCTGCCTGCGCTAAGAATGCCGCCCTGTCTTTATTCGACTTAGCCATTGCCGTGCTCTTGACTGGGCCTATTCCTACATATCCATTAATCCTATCAGACGTATCACCACAAAGTGCCTTCTGGATTACTGGGTCATAATTAACTTGCTGAACAAAACATTCCTTCATTGGATCAAAACAGCGAACATGTGACATACGAAATACTATCTGATTGTAGTCACTATCCGCAGAACAGATAACTACTGGAGCTGGTGCTAAAACCTTGCAGGCAGCATAAATCAAATCATCCGCTTCCATATTGGCCTTACTGAATTGCCTGCACCCCATATGACTGAACATAGCTTTCGCAGCAAGCTGCGTACTAATTAGTTCATCCTTAATATCTATGGTATACTTATCTGGTTTATCCTTATAGCCCTCAAAAATTTTCATCCGCCACAGTGTTGATCTTTTGGCATCCCAAAAGATATTCACACTCTGTGGTTTGAATCGATCGATCCATCCGACCATAAAACGCAGCATTATAGTGAATGGATGTTGATGCTGAAACTTAGCTTGCGGCTTCCTGCCAGCGAAAATAGCACGATACATCAGATTCCTAGCATCAACCAATAACGTGCACTTCTGGATTGGTTCGCTCGGCTCATCCATCATAATCCTCATGTCGTGATAAGACACAGGACGAGGAATTGCTCCCTCGTCCTGTGTATTTTTCGCCTTGGTCGGCCTAGCTGTTCAACTCATCGAGAAGGCGATCAACTTCACCATCAACGTCGTCGCCTGCCTCTTCGGCAGCAGCTTCTTCGACGGCTTCTTCAACCACCTCTTCAACCGCTTCCTCTTCTGCTGGAATTTCACCAGACAATTCTTCAACCGCTTCTTCCTCTACGGCTTCTTCCTCTACGGCTTCCTCAACCGCCTCTTCAACCACTTCTTCCTTCGGAGCCGGTTTGGCAGCAGCAGGTTTCGTGGCCGGTTTGGCAGCGGCGGCAGCGGGCTTCGCAGCGGCGGCAGCGGGCTTCGTAACTGGTTTGGCGGCAGCGGGCTTCGCAGCGGCAGCGGGCTTCGCAGCGGCAGCGGGCTTCGTAACTGGGGCAGATTCTTGTGCTTCTTCTGCACCAGTGGCGTCTTCATCGTGGTCGAATCCACCAGAAGGAGCGGCCTTGGCAGCAGCACGGCCACTAAGAGCGGCAGCAACGCGAGCACACTCTTCCGGATTCACTTCCGGCATCTTCTCCCAGAGGTTATGCCGCTTGGCAAGGATCTCAGCAATCCGCGAATCGATCTTCTTGCCAGCTTTGTCAATGATAATCGGCCGCTTGTCGCCGATGAACTTCGACTTCTTGTAGCTGTTCATCTGGCCGTCTTTGACAATTTCCAATTGAAATTGGCTAGCGTTACACTCGTCAAAGAAAACACCAAATGCAAGCTTGTCGTCGGGGTCGCCGCCGTCATCGTCGCGATATAAGCATTCGAGCCAAATATCGACGACAGTCTTCGGGGCGTTGAACCACAAAACCTTGTCTCTGACCTCCTCAGGATTGAGGTCGATCTTCGGGAAGTAGAGATTCACGAGGTGATATTGGCCTGGGAGCAGGGCCTTGCCGATCTCGCTGCGTCTCTTCTTTCCCTCGACAGTTGTGCCATCGATCTCAGCAAGCAGATCAAATGCGTATTCGCAGATCGCACAATCTTCTTCGTTGATGATCCGTGGGCAGCCGATTCGCTTGTTGTCGATGTAATGGGCACCGTTCGAAATTGCGAACAGATCCATTGATCGCTCGCAAACAGACTTACCTTCATTACAAACGTCACCTTCCTGCAACGGCGGCAAGATGTAAAATCGGTACTTGACGGTCTTGCCTTCGTCGACCTTCGGTGCACGGAATTCGCTCGGGTCCTTGCCCTTCTTCATCTTGGCTCTGACTTGAGCCCTGATGGCTTCGATATCATAACTGCTCATGTGAGTCTCCTAGATTTCTGTAGTCCTGTAGTTACCTGATAACTACTAAGTTTGTCTACCAGATTGTTCTCTTTCTTGTCGTTTGAAACCGGCTAACGATCGACTATGCTCCGATCGCAGTCTTATCGCCTCTACCATGTGATATACTTTACCACAATTCTTCTGCATAATAGTAAGCTCGGCCTCGTTTTTAACTAAACCAGGTTCACCATCAACCAAAGCATTCAGCTGTTTATCTGTGAGCTTCGTCCCCTTGATTTTGTATTCTTCTAATATCCTACGCACCAAGGCATGACGACGTGATTTGATTTTTAGTTCCAATACTGCCACAGCACTCCGCAATTCGCTATAGATTGCAGCCCAGTAAATGTACTGGGCTGGGATACGTTCGTGCTGCTCTTCTAATATCTCAAAGTCGATGTCTATATCTTGTGCTAGGTTGACTTCGCAGACGGTACCGTTTTGTAGCCTGATCTTAAACTTAAATAAATTACTAGTAGCAAGATCAAGCGGTATATGTTCACGGAACCACTTTGGCAACTCATCTGGTCGACTCTCGTCGATCCCAGAATCTTCTGTCGGCAGTTCTTGTTCTAGTTCATCCATAACTTGTTTTAAATACATCAACAGGGACGAAATTTATCTATATCCAAACATAGCATCTTGGGTGCCCACTGACACCATTTAGTACCAACATTCACACGGACTGGGAATACTGGATTACTAGCTAGTACTCCAAAGAATGGCCTACACATGATGTTAGATATTGCGCGTATGGTCGGCCTTAGATTATTCTTACTACATGCTACGGTGATCGAATCATGTGTCTCAGCCAATAATCTAAAATATGATTCCCACACCCTTTTGATTGTCAATTGCATAGCTTGTGCAATAGAACCTTGCATTGTGGCGTTAAAAGCTGATCGTGGCTTCTCTGCATTAAAGAACTCACGACCAAGTAAGCTTCCTATTGGCTGCCCATCGTCGAGCTTTTGTTTCTGTACAATCATCCATTTCCGGAGATCAGGAAACATTTGAAATATCGGATTATCGATATCAATCGAATTAATAGCACGCAATAGCATAATTTTACATTCTTTGCGTGGTATTTGTAATATTTCAGATAATTGCTGATATGGATCGGCTCCAGCCGACATTTCATCTAGGTGTGCGTCACCACTTAATATGGCAGCTATTCGTATATCAGCTGCTCTCCAATCGAAATTGATGAAATAATCTGAATCGCTACCGTAAGGATCAGATATACTATCATTCGCAGATGTGCCTTGAAGATTAAAACCTGTGTTTTTGCTGCGACCACTAACTGTTCGATGCGTCCAATGTGGAAACTTATGTATGCCA